GCCCCTATAACTAGGTAGTTATACCTTATGATCGCGTCTCCCTGTAGGAAAGTTGTTAAACTTTCTGTGAAGGAGCGTTTTGGGCTTACACAAGCCCCTTGAAACCCAAGGTTGAGGTCTTTTCGTCCTCTATTTCTTTCACAAGAAGTCAGAAATTTTCTGCCTTCATAGAATGAGAAAGAGGAAGAATGATCTTATCATTCGCGAAAGGGTCCAATGGACTCACTGTTTCGTCTCGATCATCACGAACTTTTGTTTTGATGTATTTCATCATCTCAAACTTTCATGATTCTCGATAGTAATTAGTGAATACTAAAGGACCGTCGAAAATGAAACGCCGCACTGGTTTCTTAGAGATAACCAAACCATAGTGTGATCAGTAATGATCCAATATGGCCAAATACAACGGACTATCTTTGATACAAAGATCGAAACCGGGTATTTTCTCTAAGGCAAGGAATTTACAAATGATATCATTTGTGATCCTCAAATTCCGCTCTCATAAACAGAGATTCTGTCTGAATCGAGCCTCGTCTATTGAAGACAAGAACCGATCCATACACACAGCAGATAGCGAGTTGCTCAACTTTAAATTAGTTGACAAACCATCTTCTGTGGGAATAAAACCAAAAGGTCCCTTTACTAACCAAGATAAACGTTCCATCTGACCTTTACGGACAGTAGGAATAGATTTATAGAGGTTATTAACGGAATCTTCGGAAAGGCAAACACCTTTATTAACTAGATCTAAAAGAATAGAAGGAATACCTTTTAAACTTTTAAGACCTACTAATAGGTTCTTTGCTCCTATCGGAGAGACTTCACCCTTAAAAGTGATTAGTCTTTTAGCAAACTCGAAAGAATGCTTAGAAACTAATGACTTAGAAAGGTTGATCTCCACACCTAAGACTTCAGTCATCAAATGATGATAACTGAAGGACACGGCGGTGTTGGCGATAACTATATCATCTCCAAGTAACGCATAGTCCACAAAATTGTGTATTCCTACACGATTAGCGGCTATACGCACTAAGGTATGGTGAGTTAAAGCCAACATGGCTCATGAACTCAGTGCCCCCATAGGTTGACCAACTGAGTACCGTAAAGGTTTCCCTTTATAGTACCAGTCTCTTTTAGTTAGGATATTAACCCAACTATCAGACATTTGATCTCCAATAAGACGAGATAAAACTTGTCTTTGGACATCAATAGGTAATCTATCGG